CCACCCGGCCTGACGCATAAAAAGAGAACCCATCCGAGCTTTCACTAACACCTTCTACCCGTTGCCACTTTCGCTTACCCCTCTTACACCGGGATTGGAGCCACCACTACTGGAGCCAACCCCCTCCACGCCCGGTTCTGAGCTAGTTAAAGAACTGCTTAGTCCGGTACTGGAACCGAATACGCCAACCCCTTGGCCACTAACACCGCTGATTCCCTTACCATCTATCGATTTCCCAAGTACGCCAGAATTAGACCCGTTGGCTTCAATTCCCGTACTACTGCCTAGTACCACTATTCCTGGTACGGTGGCACCGAGCGGGGACCTCACGTATACAGGCGCGTCCCCACCATTCTCGGCGGTCACGAAAAGTGCAGTATCAATAGTGCTGTTGTCGTAATTATTTGGTTCACCTGTGGCTACTATTAAATCGCCGGATGGCCCGTATACCGACAAAGTATTAGTTGCACTACTTATGGCGACACGTTTCCCGCCGGCTGCGGTTTGCAACGTACTACCTGTAATCGTGCTGCCTGTAATATCGCCACTAAACGTAGCATTACCAGCCGCATCAACACTAAAGTTATCAGTATCAATAACAAGCTGAGTGCCGTTAAAGTCTATGAAGTTGTCAGAAGCCCCGCCAAAGTGGAAGTTTCCATTGCTCTGAATGTACGTTTTGAAGTCTGTCCCATCGTAATACCCTATATAGGTGTCAGTCAGGTTCAGGCCAGTCGTAGCTGTATCGCTCACTCGAGCGGGAATGTTGTCTAGGGTGCTATTCCAATCAACGCTGTTGAGGGTTGCCAGTCCTCCTTGTCCGGTGATGGCTGCGGCGGTGTTGTCGCCTGTCACATCCGCATTTTCAGCACTCCAGCCTTGCGTATACGTCTGAGCAGCAGATTCAGCAGCCGACTCAGCGACGTTAGCTTTATTGGTTGCATCTATTGCAGCAGCGTTAATGGCATTCTGTTCAGCGTCAGTTATAACGCCATCAATCATTGCCTGCTCACGGATGTTCGTGTAGTTCTCAGCAGCCGTCTGTGCGTCATCAGCCTTTTGCTGTGCGGTTGCAGCGGCGGCGGCATAGTCAGTTACGTCTGCATTATTGGCAGGCTTACCAGTGCCCGCCACTTCAGTATCCCAGTCTGCCGAGCTTTTGGTTGCCAGTCCTCCTTGCCCGGATATAGAAGCGGCCGTTTTGTTTGCCGTTATGTCACCTACGTCCACCCACGCGGATCCACTCCAGCGTTTAAGGGACAGGTCTGAGGTGTTATACCAAAGATCACCCGCAATATTTGCGGTAGGTGTTCCGGCCTGGAAGAAGGTCACAATCTTAGTTCCGGCAAGTGTGCTTGCGTCGGAAGCGTCTTGTAGAGCTACCCCAATATCTCCGTCTTGAGCTGCAATCCAGGCAGTTCCGCTCCAGCGGTACAGCTTATTGCCATCATCCGTGTCGATCCACAGGTCGCCAGAATCGCCCGCCACCATTCCCGTTGGAGCGGCGTTCTGATAGAAACTCCTGATCTTCCCGTCTGCGGTATCTTGAGCCGTTTGCGCGTTGTCCAGAGCGCTTGTAATATCTGAAGTGATGGTTGTTGAGGCGGTGCCATTAACGTTATCAGTATCTGAAGCATTGCCACCCTTGCTTCCACTGCCTGCGTAATTGAAAGTAACGTCTCCACTGTCGGCTTGGTTCTTTCCTGCCAGCGTCCCCGCATCGCTCAGGTTAGCAACGCCAGTGCTTCCGGCTGCAATGGTAATGGATCCGGTGACACTAACGTTGCCCAGCTCATCGACGCTGAACGTCCGATCGGTGCCGTTGTATGCCCACATCAAATAAGTGGTTGCGGTGCCAAAAGTGGCCGGTCCTATGCCGGTTTGAACAGTGGGCGTATTGATGTCATCGACAGCACGGATCACGCCTTCACTAGTTATGGTTTCCGTGGCCAGTAGTGTGCCAGTCTTGATCTTGGCAGCAGTAACATCTTGAATCTTGGCATCGGTAACGGCAAGGTTGTTGATCTTCGCGTTTACGATTGCTGCATCTTGTACAGCGGCTGTGCCTACAGCAAGGTTGGCGATCTTTGCAGAGTCGATGGCCGCATTTGCTATTTGTGCGGTATCAACTGCAAGGTTGCCGATCTTTGCGTTAGTGATTGCGGCATTCGCTATTGCCGCCGTGCCCACCGCAAGGTTGGCAATCTTCGTGGCCGTAACAGAGGACGGCGCAAGTTTACCGGCTTCAACGGCAAGGTCTTCAAGTTTCTGGGCGTTCACGGCCAAGTCTGCAAGATTGATGCGCTGTAGTTCCCCGGTGACCTTATTACCGGCAAGACTCACAGAACCGTCAGCCAACTTTCCCGCCGTTACCGCAAGGTTAGCCAGCTTAGCGCCCGACAGCAGACCACCGACAACGGTATCAGTCAGGTCTATAGCCCCGCCCGCCACGTTGTTCTGTATGAACGTCCGATCAACCGGAGCGATCTCATAAGCCCATCCACTCAGCCCGGTAATATCCACGCCGGTTTTGGTAGTGACCGCAAATTCTGCGCTGGTATTTGTGCCTGTCTTGCCGAACAGATCGAATGGCCGGAGCCGAACATAGTAGGTTTCGCCCTGTGTCAGCCCTGTGGCCACATAGCTGTTGTCCGATACCGTAGCTGTTGGGTCAATAGCATTAGGGTCAAAGCCTTGCGTTTGGCTAACCCAAATATCAACGCCTGCAAAATCCAGATCATCGGGGCGCAGATAGCTGATCTCGATCACGCTGAAGCCTGGTACTACTGAGAGTGCGGCTAAGGGTTCGGGGGCGGTGTTGGCCACAGACAGCTTGGCCGGATTAGCAGACACCTGGTTGTTTCTGCCACGCTCAATAACCCTGATCTCAAAGTCGCGCCAAGCGCCAACCGTGCCCGTTACGCGCCGGTAGTCCTCAGCATTCTTTTCGAAGTAATAGATATAGACAGGATCGTAAACCTGCTCAGTCCTGACGATCTGATTATCAGTCCAGATTTCAACTTGATAATCCCGGAAATACTGATCCAGTCTGCCAGCACCGGCACCGCGAAGCCCCTCAGAGCCAATCTCTACCCAGTCACCGACGGTGGATCTGCGCCATACAAACTTTGCATCCTTTCCGCCAAACTCCGTATCATTGCCTTGTTCGAACAGCTCCAAGCCGCGCACATCCGGGGCGGGTAGAACGTCAAATGGGTTTTCGTCCGTGTAATCAGGGTCAAGCACGTTGGTAGTGGTAACAATCTGTCGAAGGCCGTAGAAGTTTTCGACGCCATACACTGACACACTGCGTACCCGGATCTCGTATTGCGTGCCGTTCGCCAGTACCTGCACTTCGGCAACGCTCGGGAACTGCCAGCCTATTTTGCTGACCCTCTGCCATTCGTCTTGGCTTGGTAGCCGATACTCGGCTATGGCGTACAGGTAAGGGTCTGTCGGTGGCTCGTCAACCGTGATCACGAGCGTGGAAAACATGCCGTCGGGGGTCTTCGGCGCGTTAACGTCTTCGGTAACTGTGAAGCTATTAACGTCCGGGGCGGGCTGCCTGCTGATGATCAGCTCATACTCTGCCGACCATTCCGATATTAAGTTCCCGGTACCTCTGGCTTTTGCCCGGAACACGATCCGGTTGCCGGCAACAAGTGGTATGGGAACTTCAACGCTGCCGACCCTGGCGTCTATGTCGGGGGCATCAATCCACACACTGGACTCGCCGTCGGGTCTGCCGGGGTCCGTATCAATGACGCCCGTTTCTGGGTTTTCAACAATGTCAGAATCAATTTTATATTGAAGGCGATATGAACGGATAGCGGTCGCAAGACGGTCAGGGTTCAGCACCGACACTTTAGCAACGGGTGACAGGTAACTAGACTGCCCTACGCCAGCGCTAATCTGCGGAGTTGTTGGTATCTGATTCTCTGGCCTGGGTCGTAGGTTTGTAGTGTATGCGGGCAGGGGCTCACCATCTTCCGTATAAATCTCGTTTGCCGCGTTAACCAGCGTTATCGTTGCGCCAAGGTCCTGCGCAGGCGAGACGTTAACAACAATGCAATCAAGCGTTTCTGATCCCGCCACGCCATAGGAAGCTAGGTCGCCAGCGATAAATTCAATGGCGCTGCCGGTTGACCATTGTCCTGCGCCGTCATAAGTTGCGGTTATCTGCTTGAACTGTGTCCCGCTGCTTACCGTTCTGACGCTCACGCCGTAAGACTGGCCAGCGACCAGTTCAAAAGTTTCATCAATAGAAAACGTGCCCGCGCCAGTGGACTTTACGAGCCCGCTGCCAAGGCCCACGTCGATGATGTCATTTTGCACAAGGACAAGATCGCCCCTTGCGCATGCTAGGTTTTCAATGTCTGTGGTTAGCTCATACGTCTCCCTACGAAAGCGCTTTTCAAGGTATGCAAATCGCGCATGCTTCTGAGCAAGGGCGGGATTAGTGACGCCCCAAAGCTCAAGTGAGTCGGTTTGTCCGATGCGATCAGCTTCGAGTATGGATGGGTCGTAATAAGTCCACTCATCCAGCTCCCAGTCCTGATCCTCGTTTTGAAACTCAACTGTTATGCCGTCTGAAGGATCTGGAAATTCGCGCTTTGAACTGAATCCAGAGCTGTTCTTCGGGGTGAAAATCTGAGTCGGGATCAGCTTCTCGATGTTCTGCACAACGCTAAACTGACCATCGCGCATTGCAAATTCAGCGCGCCCGGTCTTCGCTACGTTATTCAGCACGGACTTCAGAGCAGCCGCTTCGTTGTTATAATTTGACGCCTCCCATCCGTCCGCGATGCAGCGCAGACGCCAAGCGTCCAAGTCCTCTAGTCTGATCCTGCTGTTGCTAACACGGGCGCGGTTAAACGGACCCTGCAACACCCATCGGTAAAGCTCTGCCGGGTTGCTGCTGGTCTTGAGTGTTTCACCAAACCAGTCGCGCCAATCGCTGTCCCAATCGTCGGGTATTACAGATTCAGCAATGACATTGACAGAATCAAGATTGCCGCTAACCTGATCGGTGGCCTTGATTTTTATAGCAAGGATAACGGGCCTGTAGTCTCCCGATGGGCTGCCGATCAGCTCATTAAAACGAGTTGTGGTAAGCGGCGCGTTGCGTTGCGTAAACTCCAAATTAACCGTGTCTGTCCACGGCCTATCACCAACACCAACACCTTCCTCGGGCTTCAAGTTGCGCGCCCGGATTGTTACGGTGGTCTCTGTTGGCGGGTTGCCATGAAGGGATGGGTCAAACGCAATTGACCGTGTGAAAAATTTGTTGCTACTTGACCAAGCGGAAACGCTGGCCACGCTGTAGCCTTCGGGTGCGTCCAACACCACATAGCCGTTGCCATCGTCAAACGCTATATAGCTTAATGGTACGGCCTCTTCATAAGCAAAAAGGTTTGCTTTCCCATCCCCCCAGTTCCGACTTGTCGATCCAGTCCGATACAGTACGCCGCCTTCTTTGTACAGCCGATATGGAACTGCGCCTTTATTTGCAGCCGTTTTGTTAAAATACGAGGCAGGCGTAAACCAGTCACCAGATTGGCCCTGATACTGCAGCTGTATTGCCCCGCCGCCATTTTGTCTATACCCGTCGCTGTGCAACCAGTTCAGACCAAGAGGGTACGAAAATGTGACGTTTGTTACACCGCGACCCACTGGCACAAAACTGGACAGCCATCCGCTGCCCTCTCTCGGCAACTCGTCTTGCACATTATTCTGAGTTACGTCTCTGGACCATATATCACGCAACGTTTCGGTGTCTGAGTTGTTATACCAGTCTACCGTCGCAACCTCTACTTCCCCAAAGCTGCTTATAGGGACTTCGCCAATGCGTACGTCAGTGACGTTCATTGGCCCGTAGCCGACGCACAACAGCATCCGGTAATATTGATCCTTGCCCCGATACTCGTAGTAAGGATTGGCCGCATAAGCTGGCACAATCTTGCGCTTCCCAAGGATGTAGGGGATTGGCTCGTAGGCTTTATTCTGGTTGCTGTCGCCTTTTACACGCTTGCGCTTTTCGTTGTCAGAAATCTCGGGCTCTTCAGGGGCGAAAAGGAAATATGGCGCAACTAGGAGGCCAGTGGCGGCGATTGATAGACCCACGATGAGCCACAGACTGGTGGCAAATGCTGGCACTTGGCACAGCGTCAGAAGATCCCCGCTAACCACTTCCCGGCCCCAATCTTCAACCGGGTTGCCATTAACAAACGCCCGCGTGTGCTCTCTTGCAAGCCCCGTATAATCGCCAAAGATGGACTCAACTGTACGCCCTGCCTCGACAGGCTCTTGAATAGGAGATAGGAATGGAGCTTTTGAAACAACGATATTAGCGGTCATTTGCTGGCCTGTAGTTATAGAATCCAAGAATTCGCCCCTTCCATTTGATCGTGGTCACGTCATCAACTGACGGCCCTACACCTGAGCGC